CATCTAATGCAGCACAGAACTTGAAGGTAAGGGTTGTTTAATTATGGACAAAAATAACACCTAATGAACGAACAAGACGGTTGGCACATATCCAAAAGTGTCCCCGCAACTCTCCTCCTCGGCCTTATTACACAAGCTGCTGCAATCGTATGGACAGTCTCCATGATGATGGCGGATATTCAGAGCAATACAGAGAAACTTATGAACTTCTCTGAACGTGTAAGTAAGGTCGAGGACATGGTACAAAACCAAGCGGTAAGCATGGCTCGTATCGACGAAAACATCCAACACATACGAACCAGTGTCGAGAAGATGGCGGTTAGTAGATAGGAACTAAAATGCTTGCTGAACTAGCCGCGTGTAACGCTGCTTTCGGCATAGTCAAAAAGTTCGTGCAAAACGGCAGGTCAATAGCCGACTGTGCGAAACAGATAGGCGTCATTGTCGAGAGCAAAGACAAACTCCAGAAAAAAGTACAGAAGAAGCGCAACGGTTTTATGGGTGCGCTCAGACCCCAGCTAGCAACAGACCTTGAAGAGTTTATGGCTTTAGAGTCCATCAAGGAAGCTGAAGCTGAACTAAAGCAACTCATGATATACACAGGACGCGCTGGGCTATGGGATAGCTGGTTGATGTTTCAGAAAGAAGCGCGAGTAAATCGCAGGGAAGCTGAAAAGGAAGCCCAGCGACTACGGGAAGAGATGATGTTTAAAATCTCTGTAGGTGTTGCCATAGCTCTTTTCGTTAGTGGCTTAGTTGGTTTCTTCTATTTTGTACTTTACTTAAAATCTCAAATGTAAGGAAACATTATGAACCTTAACCCAATCGGCGGGATCGTCGATGGGCTTGCGAAAGGGCTAGACGAACTCTTCACATCCGAAGAAGAACGGGAAGCTGCGAAGCTAAAATTAGCTACGCTTATGCAGCAACCACATATGCTCCAAGCGGCGGCAAATATCGAAGGTGCAAAGCATCGCTCAATATTTGTCGCTGGGTGGCGTCCAGCAATTGGCTGGGTCGCTGCGTGTGGCTTGGGGTATCAGTTCCTCATTTTACCTTTCGCTGGTCTTATAAATGCATACGCCCAACTTCCCGCAGAACTACCTACATTAGCGGGTGAACAACTAATGAGCTTAGTCATGGCACTTCTGGGCCTAGGCGGCATGAGAACATTCGAGAAATACAAAGGTGCTGCCAAATGAAAAGTAACTTTGAACAAAGTTTAAAGATGATCCTCCACCACGAAGGTGGGTTTGTGAATCACAAAGATGATCCGGGTGGCGCAACAAATCTTGGAGTGACCCAAGCGGTTTACGAAGGTTGGGTTGATCAACCTGTGACTGTAGATGACATGAAGGCACTCACGGTGGCGGATGTCACCCCGATATACAAACGTAACTATTGGGATCGATCTAAATGTGACGAGCTTCCATCCGGTGTTGATTTTGCGGTTTTTGACCTTTCTGTTAATGGTGGGGTGGGTCGTGGAGCTAAGATGCTTCAGAAGGTCGTACAAGTGCCACAGGATGGTGCTATAGGGCCACAAACTATGAGGGCTGTGTCTAACATGGACCCTTTAGATATCATTGAAAATTATGCAGCGGAACGTGAGGCGTTCTATCGTCGCCTGAAGACATTCTCCACATTTGGTCGTGGATGGCTCAGACGCAACGAAGAGACCCGCTTAGCTGCACTAAAGATGGCAGGAGGATAATATGTCCGCATCTAAAGAATTACTAGGAAACCTACACTCTGCAATCGCGGCAGACTTACTCGCTCGTATCCAGAGTGGTGAGGCTAGTGCCGCTGAGTTGTCTACAGCAATTAGGTTTTTAAAGGACAATAATATCGAAGCTATCGCTTCAGAGAACGAAGGGCTTACCGCTTTAATGAAAGCCTTGCCTGATTTCGATAGTGAAGAATACTACAACTAGAGGCCATTAATCACCGTTCCTAGGTAACCCAAACTTAGGAGCAATAATGGACCTCGCTTTTTATCAACGTAAGGCAATAGAGACCGCAATATACCCACCCGAATACCGTATCTCATACCCATCTTTTGGTCTCTCAGGAGAATGTGGTGAGGTTATGAACAAGATCAAAAAGGTCTATCGTGACAAACAAGGTGTATTCGATAAAGAAACTAAACAGGAAATCGCTAAAGAACTAGGCGATGTTCTTTGGTATCTTGCGGTCCTTTCACAGGATTTAGGTCAAAGCCTAGACCGCACCGCTGAGATGAACCTTGAGAAACTATCGGAACGTAAGAAGCGTGGGACCTTAGCTGGCTCAGGTGACAACCGATGAAAACAAGGTTTGTAAACAATATCATCGTTAGGTTTCTAAGATACTGCGTAATGTGGTCAGATCACAGGGCAGCAATAAAAATACTTAACAGGCTTTCAGATCGTGAATTGAAAGATATTGGACTTAATCGTTCTGATATTGATCGGATGGTTTGGTTGAAAGAAGACAAAGATCAGCGAGGGAGAGGCTAATGAATAATTACCTTCCCACCGACTATCAGGCTTTTATTCACACATCTCGGTATGCACGGTGGCTCGATGACGAGCAACGCCGTGAGAGTTGGAGTGAAACAGTAGAGCGTTATATCGAGAATGTTGTCGGTAAAACTCTACAAGGAACAGACGGGTTGTCTGCTTCCGCAGTTAAAGATATTCGTGAGGCTATCCTTAGCTTGGACGTTATGCCTTCTATGAGAGCTTTGATGACCTCAGGTCCTGCTTTAGAGCGAGACAATACCGCAGGTTATAACTGTTCCTATCTACCCGTAGACGATCCTAAGTCATTCGATGAAGCCATGTTTATCCTATTATGTGGTACGGGAGTTGGGTTCTCAGTAGAACGACAGTACATTAAGAAGCTGCCAGAAGTTCCTGAATTAATGTTTGATAGCGATACAACAATTATCGTCAAAGATAGCAAAGAAGGATGGGCTAAAGCTCTGCGGCAACTTATTGCTCTTCTGTATTCTGGTGAGGTTCCATCTTGGGATGTCTCTAAGGTCCGCCCAGCGGGAGCCAAATTGAAAACATTTGGTGGCCGTGCGTCAGGCCCAGCGCCTCTTGTCGATCTATTCAACTTCGTTGTTGATGTATTTAAGAAATCAGCAGGTCGTAAGTTGTCCTCACTAGAGTGTCATGATCTGATGTGTAAGATTGGTCAAGTGGTGGTGGTAGGCGGCGTTCGTCGTTCGGCTATGATTTCATTAAGCAACCTAAGTGATGATCGGATGCGCCACGCTAAATCAGGGCAGTGGTGGGAGAACGATCCACAACGTGCGTTGGCTAACAACTCAGTATCCTACACTGAGAAGCCAGACAGCCTTTCGTTTATGCGAGAGTGGATGGCACTTGTAGAGAGTGGATCAGGTGAGCGCGGTATCTTCAACCGTGAAGCATCTAAGAAACAAGCGGCTAAAAATGGCCGCAGGGACCATTCTTACGACTTCGGAACTAATCCTTGTTCGGAAATAATTCTTAGGCCGTATCAATTTTGTAACCTAACGGAGGTCGTAGTTCGTGCTACAGACAATATTAAAGATTTGGAACGAAAAGTTCGACTTGCAACTATTCTCGGAACTATTCAATCCACTTTCATACAGTTCCCGTATCTGCGTAAAGTGTGGCAACGAAATACAGCCGAAGAGCGATTGCTCGGTGTGTCACTCACAGGGGTAATGGATAACCCATTAATGAACCTGAAGAACGAAGGTCTTGAGTCAACTCTAGAGCACTTAAAGTGGATAGCTGTGGAGACTAACAAGATGTGGGCTGAAAAGCTCGGTATCCCTGTAAGTGCCGCTATTACTTGCAATAAACCTTCGGGAACCGTTTCACAACTGTGTAATTCCGCCAGTGGGATACACGCGCGTCATAGTCCTTATTATATTAGGCGTGTACGCGGTGACATGAAAGACCCTCTGACACAGTTCATGGTTGATCAACGTATTCCATCAGAACCTGATGTGTTTAACCCAGATCAAACAATGGTATTTAGCTTCCCACAAAAAGCTCCTGAAAATGCTGTAGTCACTTCAGATATGTCAGCGATTGATCAACTAGAAATGTGGTTGGCTTATCAACGAGCATGGTGCGAACATAAGCCATCAGTGACTATAAATGTCCGATCCGACGAATGGTTTGAAGTGGGTGCATTTGTGTACAAGAACTTTGACGAGATGTCTGGCGTGTCGTTCCTACCTTACTCGGAACACACATACCAACAAGCTCCATACGAGGAGATCGGTAAGTCAGATTACAAAATGTTACTGTCTAATATGCCTGATAGCATCGATTGGGCAAAACTCAAAGATTACGAAAAAGAAGACAACACTTCTGGGTCACAAGAACTGGCCTGTACGGGTGGGTCTTGTGAGATCGTAGACTTAACATAAAAAAATTAGGGGTCCCTTAGGGGACCTCTTTTTTTGATTAAGGAAACTTATGGCAATACCTTCAACACCATTTCACAAAAAAATAAGATCAGACTTTAAGATATTTGTTTACTACATCCACCAACACCTAGGTCTCCCAGAGCCAACTCCAGTTCAGCTAGATATCGCAGACTACTTGCAGCATGGACCCAAGCGTTCCATCATTCAGGCTTTTCGTGGGGTAGGGAAGTCACACCTGACCGCTGGTTATGTCGTGTGGAACCTACTTAAAGACCCAGAGACTAAGATACTTGTGGTGTCTGCTTCTAAGGAACGTGCGGATGCGTTCTCTACATTCTGTCAGCGCCTCATATGGGAGCTAGAGGGTCTAGAGTACCTAAAGCCTCGATCAGAACAACGGCAGTCTAAGATCAGCTTTGACGTAGGCCCATCCACAGCCTCGCAATCCCCTAGTGTTAAATCCGTGGGTATCACATCACAGATCACAGGGTCTCGTGCTGACCTGATTGTTGCCGACGATATTGAGGTCTTGAATAACTCTGGTACGCAACAGATGCGTGACAAGTTAGCAGAGACTATCAAAGAGTTTGACGCGGTTCTTAAACCGCTACCAACATCCCGTGTGGTGTTCTTGGGTACACCTCAGACTGAGGATAGCTTGTACTCTAAGTTACCTGAACGTGGTTACGAGTGTCAGATTTGGCCAGCTAGGATGCCTAAGGATGACGAGATGGACAAGTATGGTGAAAGCCTAGCCAAGTTCATCAAGGAACTCGATCTAAAACCTACAGAGCCTACAGACCCCAAGAGGTTTGGTGAGACAGACCTGTTAGAACGTGAGGCGTCCTACGGTAAAGCAGGGTTTGCGATGCAGTTCATGCTATCGACCCAGCTATCCGACATGGAGCGTTTCCCTCTAAAGGTACGCGATCTGATCATCATGTCCGTAGACAACGAACAAGGACCCCTGAGATTAACTTGGGGACCTCTAGAGGACCGCGCATTAAACGAGCTACCCAACGCAGCGATGCGAGGGGATCGTATGTACCCACCAATGAACGTGGGGGATGTCTTTAGTGATTTCTCTGGTACTGTTATGTCTATTGACCCTAGTGGTCGTGGGGCAGATGAAACAGGATATGCAGTCGTTAAGATGCTCAATGGGTATCTGTATGTTGTAGCTTGTGGGGGTCTCAGTGGTGGTTACGATGACACCACGCTTACTGAACTTAGCCATATCGCAAAAAAATATAAGGTTAATCACGTTGTGATCGAGAGCAACTTTGGTGATGGTATGTTCATGCAACTGCTACAACCCGTGCTCGGTAAGATACATCCAGTGTTAATCGAAGAGGTGCGTCACAGTAAGCAAAAGGAACGCAGGATTATC